AATAAATACCATTTAAATAAAAAAGTTTATAAAATATAAATAATATAGTAGGATATTAGTTTATGTTGTGTAAATTACTTATGTCGCCAAAGGGGTGGCATACTTAAAAACAAATTGGAGCAACAAATGAAAACATACACGATTATAGACTTGGCAACGGATAGAGAGTATACTGACACATTAAAGATGTTGGTTTATATGATTGATAACTGCAATAATACAGAAGAAAGAGATTATGATATTATTGTTCCAAGAAAATTGCAAAAACCAGTTAGAATAAATTTTGAAAGCTATCTTTATTTAAAAGAGCTAAATGAAAATATCAATAAGGAGTTAGTATAATGTTAGAACTATATATGTATTGGTCATCTGAATTTAGGCTATTTATGATCCAAGAACCTTTGATGTTTGCATGGTTCTGCTTTATGATGGGTGCAGCCTGTCAATGGTTATATGAGAGGGTTTAATGGCGATAAAAGATAAATATCAAATTGAATCAATAGATTCTAAACAAACTCATGATTGGTTGTTAAATAAGCATTATGCTAAAAGAATACCAAGCATATCTTATGCTTTTGGACTATTTAAAGACAGGGAATTATTAGGTGTTTGTACTTATGGGAGGCCAATAGCACATCTTTTAATTAAAAATGCTTTTGGTGGGGAATACCAAAAAAATTTTTTAGAGCTAAATAGGCTGTGCGTTAATGAAAACTTACCAAAAAACACTTTAAGTTATTTTGTTTCAAACACATTTAAAAAACTACCATCCCCAAATGTTTTAGTTTCTTATGCAGATACATCACAAAACCATCATGGCTATATATATCAATCAACTAATTGGATATATACAGGCTTATCTGCAAAATTTAAGGATTATATGGTTAAAGGATTTGAACATTTGCATGGGGCATCAGTTGTAGATATGGTAGGCAGAAGTGATAAAAATGGACACCTAAACAAAGTTCAGTTGTTAAAAAATAAATTTGGAAAAGAAAATGTATATATGGTAGATAGGCCAAGAAAACATAGGTATTTTTATTTTTTAGGAAACAAGACACAAAAAAAGCAAATGCTAAACAATTTAAAATACAAGATTATGCCATACCCAAAAGGTGAAAATAAAAGGTATGATGCAAGCTATAAGCCACAAGTGCAAACAAAATTATTTTAGAAACATAAACTAATTATAGTTTAAATACTTTATATTTAATAAATTAAAATAAACGAGAAAAGGATAAATATGTACATTAAACAGTTGCATCAAAAATGGAGTTATGGTTCATATACTTTGATAATAGATATTGAAGAAGATTATGATAGAGATGTTGCAAAGGCCACTCATTATATTATTGATTCAGACGGAAACAAAACCATTGCACCACTTTCACCTTATGAGGTTGGGAGGAACGCTTTAGAATTTTATATTGATTGTAAGCTGCCCAGTAAAAAAGATAATGGTGGCATGAATTATAGATTAGATGATCTAATAAATCTCTACTATTCAGTAGATTTTGCTAAACAAATGAAAAAACAAAGGGGAATAAATGCCAAGTAATAATATACATACTAAGTTGCTCTCTATTCAATCAACTTTAGTAGCACCAAAAGGCCAGACTAATGCGTTTGCTAATTACAAGTATAGAAGCCTTGAAGATATATTAAAGGCTGTAAAACCTATTCTGAAGAAAGTTGGGATGACCTTAACTATTTCAGATGAGATTACACAAGTTGCTGATAGGATATATGTAACTGCAACTGCTACACTTACAGACATTGAAACAGGTCATGCTATTGAAGCTATAGCATCTGCGAGAGAACCTTTTGAGAAAAAGGCTAATGATACATCTCAAATAACAGGGGCAGCTTCAAGTTATGCAAGAAAATATTGTCTAAATGGCTTGTTCTGCATAGATGATACACAAGATGCTGATAGCATGGATAACTCTTATTATCAAAGTCCTTTGCTCATACAAGAATTTAGTGAGTTAAATGACCATAAGGCTATGGAAGGCAAACGCAAGGCCATAAAAGATGCGTGGCGAGATTGTGGTACTGATGCAGAATCTGAAAAGGTTTTGAGTAAAATGAAAGCAACTATAAGACAGTATGAAACAGATAAGGAGAATAAGTAATGTTTATTGAAAGAATGAACAAAGGTAGTTGGGGTAAGATTAGAGCTTTTTTTGATTTGAATACAGAAGAAGGCTTTACAATAAAGGGTTTTAAGTTGGTAGAGGGTGTCAAAGGTATGTTTGTTGGATTTCCAAGTCAAAAAAGTAGTGATGATGAGTATCGTGATACTATCTGGGCAGGGAAAGACCTTAAATTCTCACTATCTGCGATAGCATCAAGGGTTTATGAATCACCTAATGGGGTAAAATGTCAAGATAACTTTGTAGAACCAAAGTTGTCTAAAAATGATGAGGATGACATACCTTTTTAGTTTTAATGGGGCATCTGCGTTTTCTTTTTCCTGAAGGTTTCCAATTTCCTTTAGGTTTTCCAAAGATGCCCCTTTTCTTTTTATAAAATTTAGTTTAAATTACATAAACAAATAAGGACAGAAATGAAAAGTTCAGAATTAGTTAAATTGTTAAATAAGAGTGAGAGAAGTCAAGCATGGTTATCACGCAAGTTGAATTACTCTGCTATGGCTATATGTAAGTGGGCAAATGGTGAGGTGGCCATTCCAGAGAGGCACGTTAATAAGATTAAAGGGTTGCTAAAATGAACAATGGATGGATTTCATTGTACAGGCAGTTTCTTGATTGGGAGTGGTATGGTGATATTAATACCAAGTGTTTGTTTATTCATTTACTACTAAAAAGCAACCATAAAGAAGCTAACTGGAGGGGTGAAATAATCAAAAGAGGCCAGACATTTACCTCTGTTAAACACCTTGCAGCTGAAGTAGGTTTGTCAGAAAAACAAATTAGAAACTCAATAAAAAAACTTAAAAAAACTGGTGAAATAGAAACTCAAGGGGCGAACAACGGAACGCTTATAAGTGTAATAAACTATGATACTTACCAGAATATAGAATTGGTTGAGGGCAAACAAAAGGGTAAACGAGGGGCGAGCAAGGGGCAAACGAGGGGCAAACAAAGGGCGACAAACAATAAGAATAATAAGAAAAAGAATGAAAATAAGAAGAATAATATAAATGATGATATGAAGATTTTTAATCAAGAAATTTTTACTGATAAGAATGAAGAAACGTATGGCCATGCAATGTTAGATGAATTTTTCCTATTTTATTCAGAGCCTACCCAAGATGGTAATCAGATGAAGTTTCAGACAAATGCAACATGGAGTACAGCAGGTAGATTGTCTACTTGGAGTAAAAAAGATTTCAATGGGAACTATAAGGCTCATAAAGATGAATTGTTTATTAAGAACCTAAATAACCCTACTGAAGTATTTAAAGAAGAAGATATTGCTACAGATGAAGAAAGAGATGAAATAATTGGTGTTACAAAATTTAAACTAAGGAGCTTCTAAGTGAAGAAAATATCAAAAAAAGCTAAATGGTTAAAGCCTTATTTATTGATTGATATAAAAAGAAGTAATATAGATAATCCAATAAAGTCTAAGATGTTTGAAAGAAGATATGGTGTTGGTGGTGCTACTGTGAGGGAAGCAATACATGATTTAAGGGTAAAAGATAAAGAGCCTATATGTTCAGATGCAAATGGGTATTTCTTCCCAAGAGATAAGTTTGAAATAAGTCATACTATAGCACAGCTAAGATCAAGGGTTAGGGAAATTAATGAAGTTGCAAATTCCATTGAAGAATACTTTACAAGAGAATCACAACAAGGATTGGGGATATAATGGGCAAAATCAAGTCAAGGTATCAAGATAGGTTAGATAGCGGTATGTGTAATGATTGTTCTACTGTAGGAGATATTCAGGTTACTTTTCCAAAGTTCCCTGATATTATTGTATGTGATAGTTGCTTTACTAAATATTATTATGAAAAGCCAGTAGAGAGGCCAAGATACAGATGAGCATGAAGTGGGCAGTTCCAATAGGTACGATGAAGCAGGTAGATGCACAAAAAAATAAGTACGATAAAAGTGAGGAAGAACGAGAAAGGTTAAATAGATTAAAGTATTGTCCAAAATGTGAGAGGGTGTACAAAAAGGCAGATTTCATATACAAGCAATACATGAACGTGGAAGAAGAACATTATGATAGGGGGTCAATGCCCAGCTATGGTCTTGATAGAAAGATGTGTTTGGATTGCAAAGAATGATATTTAAACTTTTTATTATATCCCTGCTATCTTTATTTTCATTAGTATTTTGGTATTTATGCCTTTGTTTCATTGATTGGTTTATGTTTAATATATTACCTATCCTAAAGGAATCTTTTTATACTTTATTTTGAGATAATAGGAACACCAAAACCATTAAAGCGGCACAGACATTTTGGCCGCAGAACATACGACCCCTCAAAAAAAGACAAAAAGAACTTCTGCTTATTAGCCTCTGAGCATATCCCTAAAACACCTACAGAAAAACCATTAAGATTAGGTTTAGTTTTTTATTTTAATAGGCCTAAATCTCATTATCGTACAGGCAAATACTCTTACGTATTAAAAGATACTGCTCCTAATTACCACACAAAAACACCAGACGTAGATAACCTTGCAAAGTTTGTAGCAGATAGCTTTAACACTCATTTCTACAAAGATGATTCCCAAATAGTTGAACTAAAGGCAGAGAAGAAGTATATTGGCATGGGTGAACAAGCAAGAACTGAGGTAATGATTGATGAAATATGAAACATCTTCAGTAGAAGATTTTATATGCTTAGATAAGCTAATTAATAAAACCGAGCTAAGAAATAGTCATATAAGGTATTTCTGGGAAGGGCTAAAGCACTCTGGTATGAGATATGGCCAAATGGTAGATATATGTAGCAGGGAGTTTAATGTATCTCCTAATCTGATCCAAAGAATCATCGCAAGAAACCTATAATCTACATAATAATAATTATGATTGAATTTATCAAGTCTAAATGTTATCTTATGACTCCTTAAATTAGGGGTAATTCATGGCTAAATCCCAATATGGCAAGGGTAAAAGCAAAAAGCTAAGTAAACCTACACCAAGAAAGAAAAATGGCTACAAGCGTAAAAAATAAAGGTGGCAGACCAAAGAAGTATGATATAGATACTGAAGAAGTATTTAAACTTGCTTCCTATGGATGTACCAATACAGAAATAGCTGATTTCTTTGGATGTAGTAAAGATTTAATTAGTAAGAGTTATTCCACAAATGTCCTAAAAGGTAGAACTGACCTAAAAAAGAGATTAAGAAAAGCACAGATAGATTCAGCATTAGGTGGTAACTCAACTATGCTTATATGGTTAGGTAAACAGTATTTAGAGCAAACAGAAAAATCTGAAGTAGAATGGAGTAATCCTATAAGTGGTGTAGAGTTCATAGATGTCGTTACTTAGGTTTAACAGGGAGAATTACTTTCCTCACCAATGGGATTTCTTAACATCACAGAAGCCTATTAATGCTTTGGTAGCAGGATTTGGTTCAGGTAAAACATTTAGCTTTATACATAAGACCTTTTACAATATGTTTAAAAGGGTTAATAAGACAGGGAAATCTTCAGGGCTAATCTTATATCCTACTTATGATTTAGCAAATGAGTTATTTGTAGAGCCATTCTGTGAGATGTTAGAACAATATGAAATACCTTTTGAGTACAAGAGGGCAGAGCATAGGTTTATTACAGCAGCAGGAACGATAAAGATTTATCAACTACAGATGCCACATAGGATAGTTGGTAGTGAATATACTTATTGTGGGATAGATGAGTTTGATGTAGAAAGTTGGAAGAATTGCGATATGGCCTTTAAAAAAGCTATTGGTCGTATGCGTGGATGTGAAGATACAGAGTTATACATAGTAACTTCACCTGAAGGATTTCATTACACTCATTATTTGTTTGTAGAAAATGCAAGTGATGATAGGTTTTTAGTACATGGTAAATCAACTGATAATACATTTTTACCAGAGAAGTATGTTCAGTTATTAGAATCTAATTATGATGAGAAGATGTTACAGGCCTATCGTGATGGCCAATTTGTAAATTTAAGTCAGGGAGCTACATATTATGCGTTCAACAGAGAAGAAAACGTCAAGAGTGTGGAATATAACCCCAACCTACCCATTCATATTGGGATTGACTTTAACGCAGACCCAGAATGTGCCTGTATCATACAGCAGTATGAAAAAGCACCACAAATCAGGGTACTGGACACCTTTGCCTTATCACATCAAGGCGACGGAGATTTATTAACTGAACGTATGGCCATGACTATCAAGGACAAATATCCAAACAGGCAATACTACTGCTATCCAGATGCAACTGGTTCGGCAAAAGGAAGTTCAGCTGCCTATAGTGATATTTCTATCCTTAAAAGGCACTTTCAAGTAAAGGTTAAGCATATTAATCCAAGAGTAGTTAATAGAGTTAATGCAATGAATAAAGCATTATCTGGTAATATGATAATTGACCCAAGATGTAAAACATTAATAAATGATTTAGAAAAGGTTACTAATAAGCAAGGCACACGAGAGATAGATAAGAGTAATAAGATGCTCTCACACAGTAGTGATGCTTTAGGTTATTATACCTTTTACCAATTCCCTGTAAATAGACCTAAACTATGGAGTGTAGATAGATGATACCAAGTATAAGAGACTTAATGAAGCATAGCCAATTTCAGGCTAATCAAAATGAGAAGGCAAAATTTAAGCTGAAAAGGCAAAAGGCTCTTGATTATTACAATGGCAGAACCACTAAATACACAGATGGTTATTTTAACTTTACACATCAAGTACCAATAGCTAATGTAAATGTTACTAAAAGAGTAATAGACAGGACTTCATTGGTGTATATGGTAGAGCCTAAAAGAGATTATTCAAGGCCAGAGATAGAAGATTTTATGTACTATAAGCACCAGAAACTCCAGAGGGCAGAGAGATATACTAACTTACTTGATAGCATATTGCTAAAGGTTACATGGAGGAATGATAGATTAGAATATGATGTTATCCATGATTTTGAGCCTATGTTTGGTGATGACCCATTACATCCTATTGGCTACACTTATCCACTATCTATTAAGAGTGAGGTGTTAGATGATACTCCTGAGATGTTTCAATATTGGGATATGGAGAATCAGTTTGTATTTGATAGAAATGGCAAGATTATGCCTGATGAAGCTAATCCAGACCATGTAAACTTCTATGGTGATTTACCATTTGTAGAGCTGTTTAGAGAGGGAAGGCCAGAGTATGCTTACTTTGATACTGACCCAGCTACTGACTTAATTGATACCAACACACTTATTAATGTTGCTGAAACCAATAAGGCAGCCAATATACATTTTCAATCATTTGGATATGCTTATGTAAATGGTTCTGATGTTGATAAGGACTCATTAGATGTAGGCCAAGATAAGATGATGTATTTAGGTCAAGATGGAACTATGTCTATTGTAGCCCCACCTAATTCTATACCTGCATTAACTGAAGGTATTAAGGAGTCTTATAAGATGTTAGCTCAGAATTATCACCTGCCTACATCATTTGCAGATGGTACTGCCGCTGAATCTGGTGTAGCATTAAGGCTTAGGAATCAAGAGCTAAGTGATAATAAAAAATCTGATATTAATAAGTACAAAGATTGCGAGTATAAGATATTTGAAGTAGAGAAACTAATACTATTACATGAAGCTATGTTTGATGCTGGTGAATTAGAGATGGTAGATTTCAATGAAACTGCTGAGGTGTTATCTACTCAAGAGCAATTAGATAAGTGGGAATGGATGCTTGGAAAAGGCCTTATTGATGAGGCTGATATACTAATGAAGATGAACCCAGATGGCTTTGAAGATAGGGATGCTGCATTTGCCTATATTGAGGAA